CGCCGACTTTGCCGAGTCAGCCTTGTTCAATAGCCCCTTAGTAGCCAACTCACTGACCGCCGCTAGCCGTTCTTCCGTTGTGGCTAGTTCGTTAATATTTGGAATCAAGCCCCTGAACGCTTCGAAGTTGCCCTTGGTGGCATCCTCGACCATTCGCATTGCCGAGGCCAAATCTCGATCAAACACCCTCGATAGCCCTAGGGCCGCTTCAGCCATGTCCTCGATATCGCCCACCCCAGCACCGCGCCGCAATGCTTGAGCCATTTGGTCTTGAATGCGTCCCGAATCTACGTTGGTCATTCGCTCAAGGCTATTGGCAACCTTGACCATCTCGTCCGATGCCGCCTTGCCAGCCCCTGGGATAAGAGCGACCGTTTCGGCAAGCTTGATCGATGATCGGTTAAGATCGTCGAACGCTGCAACCGATGCCGATGCAAAGCCAACAACGGCCCGCCCTGCCTCAACTATGCCGATTACCGCTGCCGTCACGCCTGCCAATTGGGCTAGCCCGCGGATCGAAAATTCGACTTGTTGAGCCGTTTGCGTCACTTCATTTGAGAACTGACGCAACACCGCCGAAGCTTCGTTTTTCGCTCCAAGTGTTACTTCTACGTCAGCCATTTTTACGCCTCTGTTCTTCGATTCGGTTTACGTCTGCCTCAAGTGCATTTTGCACCGAAACAAACCACGCGTCTTGATCGTAAATCCCGCCCGCCTCTGGAAGAATCCCTTTCGAGACCCACGCCGCAAGGTTAGCCGCTGAACTAACTCGATGCCCTACGTAATCCTTCGGGCAATCGACAATCTCAAAATACCCTCGACCCTCGCAAGCATCGCACCCTGATTCGTCGCAACCTGGACAAGCTAGCATCAACGGGAGGTCGTTGCTCGGCTTGTTGTTGCATTGATTTCGAGTGCAAGACTTGCATAATTCGCCGCATCGTATAAATGCGGCTGCCCTTATTTTTTTTTATCACCTTCGCTTGCCGAGTTGCCGCGTAAGCAGCAACTAACGAGCTTCACCGCGTCGGCCACTTCAATCTCTTCATCCCAATCGCTTATCGGCTTTTCGAGACTCCAGCCGGCCAAACAAATCGAGACGGCTTCGCGAATTGCTGCCACCTGCTTCTTTGGTTCTGTCAATTCCCTGAAATCGCTGATAAGCCCCAAGACCTGTTCGGTTTTGCGGAACTTTAAGCGATTCAAGGTAAACTCGATGTCGCACCCGTCAATTTTGTCTGCGAATGTATTAGGCTGCATGGTTGAAAGCGATTGAGAATTCTTGGTCCGAAGCGTCCACGTTTTTGTTTGCTTGCCATTCTAGTTGATCGGTCATAATGCCGTTTCGCTCGCCCATTGGCTTGGCTACTAGCTGGGCCTTTGGAATCGTAAATACAAGCGTTGATGTCGTTGGTCCCGCGATCGTAAACGATAGGCTTCCTTCGGTCATATCGCGGAATTGACCGTATCGGTTTTGAGTGGCGATAAGCTTGGATTCAGGATTGCCTGTGATTCGCGGATTGCGATCCGTGATAACAAAGCTATCGACGCCCGTCACCGAGGTCGAGCATTCTCGAGCGGTAATCACGTTGCCAAGGTCGATCGTTGCCGACTCAAGGCAGATGCTCGAAGACGCCCAAGACGTAGCACCGCCTGCAACGCGAAGCGGTAGCGTGTTGACGTAGTTGATTGACGATGGAATCGCTGCGTCTGCTTCGTCGTCATAGACCCCCTGGAAATCGAATTCAACCCGGCCCATTCGACCCGTAGGCAGGATAAATCGAGCATTGCCGACAGCCCCATAAATACGCCTTCGAACGCCATCGAAGAATCCTGCAATCGTCAGGGTCTTTACGCTGCTTCCCGATGCCGGAACTTCGGTTTTAGGGAAGTAGGTTGCCGTCGAAAGCACAACGCCGCAAGCCGGAAGGAAAGTGCTAGCCCATGCAGGAACTGCCGAGCCATCATAGGCTAGGTCAGCTGAGAATGTAGCCCTGCCAATTCTAGCCCCTGGAATCGATGCCAAGCGACCGAAACCACCTTGCCCCTGCCGCTCCTCAAAAGTAGCGTCCGGGTTAATCATCAAATCATAAGCGTTGACCGTGCAATCTGCTGCCGCAATGGTTTCGGCTGTGCCTACGGTCGATTCGATCTTTGCGCCTAAAACGGTCTTTTTACGTAATAGCATATTTGTCTCTCCCGAGTATGTCGTTTGCGTCCTGTTTGGCTTCTTTGAGCTTGCGAACCATTATCGATTTAGCCTGAGCCGCCCCGCGATCGAAAGCATCCTTGACGCCCTCAATCTTGGTCGCTTGCAGGTCTCTGAGTTTTTGAATCGGGAATCTAGCCCGTCCGAGTCGCTTGTAAATGTCTCTGCCCAGCCTTGGTATTTTCGGCCCGAAGGCCCCATCGAACACCATCGCCGGAGTGCCTCGAACGAATTCTATCTCGACGCCCTCAACGGTTTGTCTGGCCTTGAACGCCCTAAGCGGAACGGTAAACGTGTCGTCGATTTTCAGTATCGATTCTTTGGCTAGCAGGTTGTCGATTAGCTTTTCGTTGACGCAAAAGGCCCTGAGTTCATTGGCTCGCTCAACCGCCATCGCCGTGACGATCTCGCGTTCGGTTCGCCGCCTTGTTTCCTTGGTAGCTTCCTCAATGCGATTACTAAAAGCTTTTTCCAATCCATCGGCGTAGTTAATCACCCGCTCGGCTGCTAGCTTGGCTTTTTCCTCGTGTGCGAATATGTCGATTATCATTGCGTCACCGCCTCACCGTCGGATCGTCTTCATCGACTCGATAGGTCACGATCAATTGCATGTTTGCCCCGTCGATACCGCCATCGGATGTAAAGTTGATCTTGGTCCCGAAGGTAGCAAACAAAGCGTTTCCGTCGAAGGTATGCCAGGAGCTAGCCGGGTTACAGATGCATTTGCGAACATCCGAACCGAATTGATTTAGTAGCGTATCGATCGCGTCTTGGCTTCGCTCCGAAGGCATCAAAATCAGACGTATGTTAAACTGCTGAGCCAAGGCAACCGCCGGAGGATTGCCCGGGCAGGATAGCTCAGGCACTTCATTCTGGACGCCCTGGGTTATAATGATTTGGCGATCTATCGGCGTGTAGTTGGCGAATCGAGCAGGTCGCTTGACTTCCTGAACATCGGTTGGGTACGTAGTCGAATCGCCGACCATAGCCAATAGCCTGGTTTCCAATTCAACCGCAATTAACTCGATGATTGCTAACGACATTCGAGAACCAACATTCCTTCGTCATGCTCAACAAGTCGAACAATAGACCGCCGCTCAGACGGCTCTCCAACTCGGGGGGATAGGCCAATTTGGTCCCCGCCGAGGTCTAGCTCTTTGCTCTCAATGCCTTCCGATCCATCGTTTGAGACGTAGACCATAAACCGTGGGGTTACTAGGTCCGACGCCTCTGGAAGCTGCAAGGAATCGTCTCGCACAACTACCGCGTTGATCTTTCTCGACCGACCGTTTCTTTTGTAGTAGACGACCGATTCTGCAAAGTCTTGCGGGTTGGCGAATACCTTCTTGGCATCCTCGATAATGGTATCGTGAAGGCTCACGGATTAGGCTCGCTTGCAAGTCACCTTGACGTAATCAACAGAAACCGAATCGACGTTCGTGTTGGCCGCCTTTTGCAACTGAACAAGCGGCTGCAATCCCGAGGAATAGCCGCTCATATCAAAGGTGGTTGTCGCGCCGACTCGCTGGCCGTCGATGTAAAACTTGACATCGCTCTTTCCGCCAGTGAAGTCGATGACAAACTCTTTAAAGCTTGTCCCAAGCGTCACGCCGCTGGAGATGTCATCGTTGTCGCGCACCCCATCGTCGGTTTCAAGATAAACAAGCGTTGTGCTGCTTGCCCCTTCCATGCGAAACCAAGCATTGGCTGCAACGCTGTCGGCGGTATCGTTTCGAGCCGACCCTAGACCGAAGCAAAGAATCGAGCCGCTAGTAAAGGTAGCCGCCCCAATCTCCACTCGCATCTCAAGACGCTGAATCAGGTCGATGTCGAAGTCCAGCGCATCATTGAAGTGCAAGCAAACGTTCTCAACTTCGCTTGTGGATGCAAGCGTCAAGGTCGCTTCGCTAGTTCCCTTCGTGTAGGTTGGAGCCCCCGCCGACGATGTGTCGTCAACAAGCCAAGCGGTAGCTGGGTCCGCCGATGTTGGAAACGTTGCCACAGCACCGTTGAAGTCGTCGTAAAAAATCTGAAAGTCGCGCATGTCGCCCATGTTCTTATGTTCCTGTATTGTGAATTTTTTTCCGTCCCAAAAAGCCCCCGAGCAATCGCCCAGGGGCTAGATTTCATTCGACACTACGCTCGGTTGGCGAAGATGCCGCGATGCTCGATAACCGCTGCTGCGAACGATTGACGCACCGTGTAGATGTACGAATCGTTTCGGATGTTGTAGTCCGACTCTAAGACCGGGGATTCCTCACCGCTCAAGAAGCTGATTTCAACCGTGTCGATGAGGCTGTTGTCAGCGATTGCATACCAGTTGGTGCCGCTGTTTGCGTCAAGGTATGGGCTCGCGACAACTCGCAACTGCCGAGCACCGCCCCGCCCGTAAAGGTTCGAGACGCCGCTATTCTTTTCGCTCTCGACCGAAGCCGTCGAATTGACAAGCTCCAATGCCGTCCCGGCGTAAGCCAAGGGCACCAAGAGGATCGAAGGCGTAAGCCCGAGGAACACATCGCTGTTGAGCCCCTTTTGCTTTCCCATTACCTCAAAGGCTTTGTCCAAGGTCGTCTTGCTTGGAGCCGCTGCCGCGCCCGAAAGGTTAGTTCCGGATGCGTGAGACGCACTGAACAATGCAACGCCGTCGGGCATCGTTGGGTTACTCAAAAAGACGTCGTAGATCGCCTTTTCTTGCGTCCTACGAGCCGCCGAGCCATGCATCGCTGGTATGCGGGAAAGAGCGTCGAGGTCATCGTTGATAACCGTTTCCCAGGTGACGGTAAATTCCTTACCGTACTTCTCGATCTTGTACGACTTGCGTTGGTCGACAACCTTGCCTTCGGGGTAGTCTTTGCCCTCGGGGACCACTTCAAGGTTTGGCGATTCGCCAAGGCTGATTCGGTTGATGTTTTTGAAGTCGTCAACCGACTGTGCTTGCCTTACCCATTGGTCCCAAGTGTATGGGGCCTCGACGTAAGACGCCGTGAGGGTCTTGCTGGCCGCATCCAAAAGCAGGCTCGAAAACGATCCGCTGGTATGGTACACGTCGTTGGATCGACGGATATTCAGTCGGCCAACAATTCCCGGGTGGCCCATCGCAATGCGAACGATATCGCCTTTGTTGTGGTGCTCTGGGTTGACGCCCATTCGTCGAACGCAAGCCTCAGCAAGCCGATAGAGTCCGAGGTTGCGGAAGTGTTCCGCGCCTTGAACGTCTGGAGCCTTTTGAGTCTTGATCTGGCCCTGGTAGCATCGCTGCACAAGACCCGCCGAAGCTTGAGCCATGAACTTATCATGCTCGCTTTCGGTGACGCTGAAACTGGAGCCCTCGACGGCCCCGCCTAGTGGTTGACTGGCCATCTTTCGGATGATCCTTTCTTGAGCGATTTCAACAGTCACGGATGGATCGTCAACCAGTGCATCGGCGAAGCTTCGCTCAAGCTTCGCAACCATACAATGGGCAACGATTGTCTTGCGTCGGTCGTCGGCTAGCTTAAGTTGGCGTGCAACTTCGGCTTCGACTTTCTTTTCGGTGTCTTCCATTCGCATGGCCTCTTCGGGCTTTTCTTCGGCCCGCATAGCCTCTTCAGGCTTTTTGTCGACCATCGATTCGACTTGCCCCATCGGAGACAAATCCGAACCGGCTTGACCCGCTGCTTTGCCTGCGAGGTAAACAATGATTTGCATTGGGTCGGTCATGCCCTCAGGCAACCCAAGACCCTTCAACGTTGCCATTAGGCTTTCGTCCATTCTCTCAACCCTTTCCTGGTCCATATAAGACCTGCGAACAGTAGAATTCGGATCTGCGCCCGTTGCACAGATCGAAGCGTTATGAGGCTCCCAAGCGGTAACAATTTCCGCTGGACCCTCAATCACCTTGCCTTGTAGGGTGGTGTACGTTTGGCCCTCCCTCACGAATTGACGCTCTAGGATTTGGGCATCAATCGAGAAGTCATTCAGGTGGCCTTCGGTGTATCTTGTCGCAACAATCTGCGAATCCGGATCGCTTGCGAAATCAGGAGAGCCTAGCATTTCTTCGCCCTCAATATCGATATTGCGAATCGACCCAAAGACGTTGCGTACCGTCTTGTCGTTGTGTGAATCGACGATGGGCAATTGACGCTTGGCGTTGCGGAACCGGACGCCATCCATCAATAGAACTTGCTTGATCCAACCGCGCTCCTG